TGCGCAAACGCAAAAGTTTTTGCAGGGTCTTTTATCTTTTCTGTGGTGTCATTGAATATAAACAACAAGTCATAGTCATCGCCAAAAGTAAATTGAAAATTTTTGACCGCATTTTTTGGAGCAAATTGTCTCATGACCTCACTCTCCAACCTTTCAGATGTGGCATAGTTGCTCGTTAGTTTTACTTTTAGCATAAATGTTTGATTTTAAAGTTTTTAGTTGCGCAAAAGGTTGAAAAAAACCGCTCACAAATGAATGTGTGCATTGGATAAAACTCAACGCCAGTGATTGCCTTTATTTTTTCGGCTGAAAATCGCCCCCACTTGTATTTAGTGTCTGTAAATAATCGATTCTGCAACCATTTATCTTCGGTCTGAGCCATTATATCCATTAAAGGTATTAACCATGTGCAAACAAACTCTTCGTATATCTCAGAGCGTGAAACGTGGGCGTTTTGGTAAATGGTCGGAGTGTTTAATCGGTCTATTTTTAGGCCATTAAATTGATTAAAGATATATTGAGCCGTCTCAATTATTCCAGAATGCCAATTCTCAGCAACTCGCCAAACATTTGGTTGCGTGTGCAAGCGATAAAACGTGTAAATGTCCGCATCCTTTACGTCCGACTCTAAGTTTTTAAGCCAATAAGAATTTTTTGACTCAAATTGCCATGAGAAAACGCCAAAGTATTCGGCCTCTTTATGCTTTCCCTGCTCAATTAGTTCACGAATGATATGATTCTCAAATGCAGGCTGAAACGCTTTGCCCTCATAAATAGAATTGTCATAGCCAATTGCGTTTGGACTTATATACTTCTTTGTTTTGTCATCAAAGTATATTTGATAAATTACTGATTTTGCAGCCATCTGTATGCTCTTTTATAACACGACCCACATCCAGTCGATAATCTATTTCCAGTTGACCTTTTATACATGTCAAATATTAAATGCCAAACAATGTCTTTTCTGTCCATTGCTTGTCCGCCATGCGAACTTACATGAATTTTTATTTCTGGTATTGTCATAAGGCAAATATAGTAAAAAATCACAAAAAGAAGAGAGGCGACATAGTTTCCTATATCGCCTCTCTAAACATTTTTGTTTAAAATTAATTAAGCAATTTTACTCTCTAAATAAGCCTTTGTTGCTTGGTAGCTTGTTATAAAGAAATCTGGTGCCAATTCTGACTCGCCACCCATTGGTTGCGATAAAGTGATATTGAACGCATTGTCATCGCCAATCAAAACTCCAGTCGCTTTTGTAAGCGCAGTGATTTCTAATCCTGCTGACATTCCATACAATTCAAATGTACCATTTGTCTTTTCAACTACAACGAATAAATCGTCAATTAATTTTAAATTATCCCAAACATTTTTAGCGTCTTGAGTTTGTTGCTGAAATTTACCAGTAATCGTTTGCGTAAACGATTTGATATTGTTTTCGCCAGTTACTAATTCTTGACTCGCACCTGCGCTTTTTGTTTTTGCGCAGAACTTGTAAAGATAGTTATAAGGTTGTAAACCAATTGCAGTAACAACGTTCTCGCTATCTGTCGTGAATCCACTATCGGTCAAATCCGATAGTGAACCCACGTAAATGTTTTTGGCTTTTATTCCGCCTACCGATTGCAAATCTTCGCAAGTCGCACAAGCTAATCCACTAACTATTCCACATGGCATGATATTGTCTCCTTTTTTTTAAGTTAAATAATTATGATAATGCAATAACTGATAAATCGCCATAGATGTATTGAGTTCCCATTTTGAACTCAGCATCGATGTAATTCATTTTGTCTCTTTTATCATAAAAGAAATCTAAAGTATTTGTGTCAGAAATTGCATCTGTACCAATAACTAAGTTCTCTCTGTATGTGTAAACTGCTCTGTGTTTGTGATTCATGTTATTAGCATTGATTACTTGAGACCAACGTGATTTCTTGTAAACTGGAATGCCTCTGAATTGTAATACTCTCGCAGCTTGCTCAACCATATCCCATGATTTATCGCCACAACAAGCATCTTCACGACAAGTCAAATAGTTGTCATAAAGTTCACGTGTTAAAGCGAAATATTTGTCGCCCTCTGGCATTTGGTCTAAGATGTCTGGTGCAATTTCGTACATTGAACGCAATGTGTCTAATGCAGTGCAATCGCCTAAAGTTGTTGCAATTGTTACCTTTTCAACATCGTATGCGTTTGCGCCTGCAATTAAGCGAGCCCATACTCCAGTACATGATGCTAATGTGTCATTTGTTGAGTTCTCATCGCCAAACCATGCAATATCGTAAACGTCTAAACGCACTGCGTTTGTTACTTTTTCGATAATGTAATTTTCTACGATAGTTCCCTCTAAGTTTTGAGCCTCGTTACCAGTTCTCAAAAACTCTTCCATGAAAGTGTTTTTTAAGTTCTTAGCACACTGGTCTAAATTAACTTTCAAATCACATACTTCAATAAATTTCTCAGTGATGTCAACTACATCGCCTGCATTATCACGACCGCAACCAACTGAGGGACGAACTACGCCCGAAAGGATTGTGTCTAATGCTAATTGTCTTTTAGATTTGATGTCTAAAATTATTCTGAATTCGTTTTGTAACTCTGGAGTCAAAAACGTTGGTTTAATTAAAACCTCGTTAGCTTGTTGCCCTGCCCAACTAACGTTAATGTCTAATACATCTGCCATTTTCTTGTTGTTTTATTTTTTGTTTAATTAATATTGTTTTTTAATGTTTTCTGCTACAATGTCAAATGGCGATTTTTTAACCTCTGACTTTGCTGCTGCTGCGTTTACTACTTTAGTCTCAGCCGTTTCAACTAATGACTTTAACGCTTTGAATTCTTTGTCCATTTTCGCTTTGAATGCTGCGCTTGCAGTTTCAATCGTTGCTTTCTCTGCTTTTAATGCAGTGATTTCAGCATTTAACGACTCAACTTGAGCGGTTAAAACTTCTGTTTCATTTACTGCCTCTTCTGCTGCAACTTCAACCTCACGAATCTCAACGATTACGCCTGCTGCGTCAACTAAAATGATTTTGCCAGTTGCTAAAGCATGCTCGCCCTCTGGTGCAAAAGTTGTCATGGTTTCGTCTGTGTAAACTGGTTTCCCAACTTCCAACTCGCCGTCTCCATATAAAATTGTAATTCCGTCTGCCAATGGCTCAACGAAATTTGTTGGCTCTGTGCCAGTCAATGCCTCTTCAATAGCCTTGAAAGCAGAGGCAATTTTGTTTTTGAAATTTGTATCCATTTTTATTTTATCGTTAAATTTTCCGAATGCTGCAATTGGCATCCTTACCGCATCCACAAAGCCAAGTTCTTTTGCTTGTTGTGGTGTCATGTAAGTGGTTTTATCCATCATTGCCATGATGTCCTCAATTGATTTGTTTGTTTTCTTTGAATAATTCTGAGCAAGGATTGTGTCAATTTGAGACAATGCCTCAGCCGTTGACTTAATTTCGTTTGCAGTTCCCTGCGCCCCGCCACTTGCATTGTGAATCATGTACTGAGCAGTTTCACTCATTTCCACATAAGATGCCGCAGATGCAATTAGAGTTGCAATTGAGCCACAAAAACCATGAATGTATGCCGTAATTTTTAAACCTGCGTCCTGCAAGTCATTGTAAATAGAAAAACCCTCGTAAACGCTTCCGCCACGTGAGTTAATTATCAATTTGATTTCTTTTGACCCTTGTGAATGTGCCTTTGAAATTTCAGACCTAACGTAATCTGCCGAGAGTTCGCCCTTGTCAGTTCCGATGTCCTTATTGATTAGCAAATTATAAATTTCCATGTTAACAAAGTTAGCGGAAATACAAATGTGCTTTTTGTAAAGTTTTTACAATTAGATTTTCTTTACAATATAGATGACCGAATGAATACTTTTGCAGTATTTCTCTGCTAAGTCCGCATAAATAATCATTTTGCTTTTTTTATTCTTAAACACTTGCTCTTCGTATTCGCAACGAATTAAATATCGCTCCATGTCGCCAGTTGTTAGCGCACATTTCTCGGCTAAATGATAGGCCACATTATTGCAATCGCCAAAAGTGGTGTCAATTCTGGTGTAAAATTCACGTTCAATGTTCATTTGCCTTGTCCTTTATATTTTTTGGGTTGAAATTTCTTTGCTTTTGCTGCTCTGCCAGTCTTTCGTTTACCGAAATTTACTTTTATTTTCTGCGCCGTTGCTTTTGCCTTTGCCATTATAGTGAGGTTGTTGTTTCTATGACTTTAAGTCTGTTTTGAACTTCTGTTATTTCGGTTGCACTCACTACAAGTTGTAAGCCTCTCAATGCCTCGACAATGTTTACGCTGCTATCAATCGCTGCGTCTGGAGTTACCATTCCGCCGTTAGCAAAACCAGGGACTCCAATGCGTTTAAATGTATTTGAGCCGCCTAAAGCATTCTGTTGTCTTTGATTTAATATAACCTCGCCAGTTTTAATTGTCGCTAACATATTATCGCCATTACTTCTGCGAATAGGCATTCCCATTCCTGCGGAAATTCTGGTTCCAGATAAGCCGCCATTTGCATAACCAACCAATCCGCCATCTGCATACTTTGGAATTGGAACGCTCTCAATTTCTCTCACTCTTTTCAAACCTTGCAATACCGCAACACTTGCCGCAACTGCGGACGCAACTGGCCCCGCAAATGCCAACGCTTGGTATGCTTGTTGTGCGGCTGCATAGGTGCTAATTAACGTTGACGCTATCGCTAAAAGTTTGCCCTCTTCTGTATTCTCTCCAATTAATTGCGATGCTCCTTGTAAAACGTTTGCCACTGCCATAGCATTTGCAATCCTTGCTTTGCCCGCTTCGTCTTCAATCTTAACAATCGCAGCATTGTTTTTCGCAATTTCCGCTTTCTTTTGCTCTTCTGTTTTCTTTGTGTCGGCTAAAATTATTGCGTTTTTGTTTTGCAAAATAGCAATCTGCGCTGCGCTTACCTCTTCAATTGTTGTCGCTTGTGTTTCGGCAAGTTCTAATTCATAGATGTATTTATCCTCATCTAATTTCTTTTGCTCATTGTCATTTGCAATCTTATTATCTGTAACAAGGTTTTGATTGGCAATTTTTAGCGCAGTAATTTGGTCGTCATATGCTCCAGTAATTCCATTAAATTCCTCGAGACGTGCAATTTCCTCATTGTTTCTATCTATCT